TAAGTTTTATCATCTTCGCTCCATTTCATAGAAGGAAAAACTTCGCCAAATTCTTCACTTTTAATTTCATCTATAACTGTTCTCGATCCCGCTTTTACGACATCATCGTTAGAACATAAAGATAAAAAAGCTCCCGTGTTATCAATTCCTAAACTCCAAGCTTCACTTATCTTTTTAGGGTATGTTTTACCATAACCACTAGGGCAATTAAAAATTAAAGTTAAAAAGTTGGGGTTGCACTCTAATTCTTGCAAATAATGAATGTACCCAACCAAAATATTGTATCGAGGTTCAAAAAGTTTGTCTTTTTCAGGTTCATTCCATTCACGATATACCATATAATGTTCTAATGAAACCCTAGCACCTAGTTTATAGGCATTTTTTAAATGTTTTTCATATTCTTGTATATGTTTAGGGTTTGTGTCAACTTGAACAAGTAAATCTAACAATGGAATATATTTTTTAATTACCAATTCCCCACATTCCTTTACATTGCTTTCAAAATTGCAAAATAAAGAGTATAAATCTTTCATCATTTCAAATATTTCTTCAAAACTTATCTTCTTACCATAAGAATAACGGAAATTGTTTGTTAATATTGTTAATATGTCGGTAATTGCTTTTTTAACTTCTAATTGTTCTTTATCCATTATTTTTTATCCTTTTTACTAGCAAATTGCTTATATTTGCCAATTCGTTCATTTATTTTTTCCATATCAGGTTTTTCCGTTATATTTATATTTATATTTGGTTGTTGCTTTTCAACAAGTTCGTTTTGAGATTTCATTTTAAATATTGTGCTTTTTTCTCTTACAATCCCCATTTGCGACATTGTAATATTTTCATCGCCTATTTGGTCGTATATTTTTTCGGTTACAACACGCATACTATAATCAGGACTATTTTTGTATGTTCTTAATGTGTTTAGTGTAATCCCCGCTAATTTGCAAAATGAAGTCAACGAGCTAGGAAAATTACCTATTTTATCGTTTACATTTGCTAATATGTCGCAATAATAATCAAAAACCATACCTAGCTTTTCGGCATTGTAAATAGGTTCTTGACTTGTTATTGGCGTTATTGGCCTAAAAAAATAGTTTATAATAACTAATGGGTTTATGTCTATTGAATATGCAATTGCATTGCCTTCTTCATCCCATTTACAAGGTTTTAAATGGTTTTCTTTGTATTCTATCATTTCATTAACCAATTTTTGTTTTTGTTCTTCTATCGTGTCAAACATTGTGTCAACTTTATTTGTTGTGTAAAATTGTTCTAATTCTCGTAGTTGGTTTCTGTTTTTATTGACAATTTCTTCGTTTTTTTCTTTAGTTCTTGTCATATTACCGCTCCTAACTATACACAAATAATAACACAACTTTACAAAATAGTCAATTTATGATAATATAGTATTATGGTAGTGTGATATTATGAATGACAATTTAATTAGTAAATTATCTATACTTAATTTACATAAAAACTATTTAAAAAGGGAACTAGATATTAATTGCTATAATAAAGCAAAAAGAAAAGCAATATTTAAAAAAATGGAAAATATAGATAAAGAAATAAAATATGTAAAATTCAAGTTAGAATTAGAAAGGAAGATAAAAAAATGATTTTAGCCATCGATCCAGGTAATGTGGAATCGGCATATTGCATAATAGACAAACATTCTTACAAACCCGTAGAATTTGCAAAAATAGATAACAAAGAATTACGAGAAAAATTATTAGAAGATTTAAAATTTTATCCAATAGACACGCTAGTAATAGAAATGATTGCTTCTTATGGTATGCCCGTAGGAAAGGAAGTTTTTGATACTTGTGTTTGGATAGGAAGGTTTATGGAATGTTTTAAATGCCCATTTACATACTATATATATCGTAAAGAAGAAAAAATAAATCTTTGTGGTTCTATGAAAGCAAAAGATAGCAACATAAGACAAGCTTTAATAGACAGGTTTGCACAATTTGATTTTAAAAATGGGAAAGGAACAAAAAAAGAGCAAGATTTCTTTTATGGTTTTTCTAAAGATATATGGTCGGCTTATGCCGTAGGCATTACTTGGTTAGATAAACAAGAAAAAATAGAAAAAGAACTATTTAGTTAGTTCTTTTTAATTTACAAGCCAAACACTCTCTACTTCGTAATCACGGCAGTCAAATGTGTCATAAATAATGCCTTGTTTACTGCAAACAATATGATTTCGTGCCGTTATAAGCAAAGTGTTATTGGGGAAAAGTGAAGATACATAGCCAACACTTCCTTTTAACCCTTTTAATCTTTTATAAGTCCTATCCAAATAACCCCTTACAAAATTCTTTTTATCAAGCAATGTTCCTTCGTATTGGGCTATATCACTTAAATAATCATACACATAATCCCACGACTTGTTAGTGGCACAAGATATTGCTCTTATTACACAATCATCTTCGTATTTGTTTAAAGCATTTGCATTATAATACTTATACATATTATCTCATAGAATTTTGTAATGCTTGCATTAGTTGTTGTTTTTGTTGTGGCGTTTCGGCTTCTTCTTCTAATACTTTAATAAAATCTTCAAGAGCTTTTACCATATAATGAAATGATTTGTCGGTCTCTTCACCCGCTCCATATCTTTCACGACCTTCCATATATCTACCATATTCATCATACATTCTATCTAAATGGTCGTGTCCACGATATTTTGAATCGTAGCCTCTTCTTCCATAACTACCGCCACGATTATATTCGCCATAAGAACCTTCACCATATTCACCATAGCCACCACGACCATAGCTATCGTATCCTGGTCTCCTTGCACCATAGTTCCCATAATTTCCGTAATTCATTTCTTCATCCTCCTTCGCTAAATGTTTAATTTTACTTAATTTATACAAATAATCTAAATTATTTGGGGTAATATCTTCTTCTAATATTTCTTTTATTTTTTCTTCCGCCTTTTTTGCTAATTTACTTTCCATTATTTATTCTCCTTTCCTTAAGGATGTTTAATATTTCTTCGTTTTGTTCTATTATTTTTCGTAAATAATTATTATCTTGGTTTTGTAATTCTTGCATTAAATCACTATTATTGAAGTCTTGAAACAATATTTGCAAACTTAATGCTTGAAGCAACAAAGATAAATTATTTGAAAAGTTATTATTCATTAGTTATTACTTCTTGAAATATTAAATGTGGCATTAGTAATAATTGGTATTTGTGTTACTATTGGCGTAGTAGGTGTCGTAGGGGTAGGAACACTAGGCACGCTAGCAACAGTTATGTTTGTTGTTCCACGAGGACAAACTCTAATTTTTTTGTTAAAAGATATTGTTTCATAATCATCGGCTGCAGCTAATGTTACGGCTCTAACTGTATCTGGAATTAAGATTCCATCTTCATATAACCCTATTGCCACAACACCCGCCGTTGCCGAACTAATTGAGGCACTAAAATTTACATTATAATAGCCAGTATACCCATTGCCAAATAATTTAAAAATAGGATTCCCATCTTGGTAATCTAACCAACCACCATTGCTACAAAAAGCACACCTTGTTCTAATGTCGGTAGTATCAAATACTACGGGGCTTGTGTTACTTGTTAATGGTGTTGGTTCATTTATAATTGTTTGTATCATCTTTTCATTCTCCTTTCGATTTTGCACTATATTTTAAATATATTGTGCATTTTTAATAAAAAGAGTGGACACTTGCCCACTCATTGTGCATTTTAGCAAGTTCTCGTAATCGAGTAAGTAGTAATCTACTATATGCTATTAATAAATTCCGTAATAGTTGCCATTGCAACCACAACCATTGTTTGTTGGGTTAAATATTGATTGGTAAGGTGAACTTACAATGTAAGAAGGTGTTGGCGTAGGTTGTAAACGAGATAATAAAGTGTCTGTTTGTTCTCTATCACTAATTACATCTTTAGCAGCCGTTAATCTATCTCTTAAATCTTGGATAGTATTTTGAGTAATTAATGCTCTTGTTGCTTCACCATCTTCACGAATTGCATTCTTTATATCGCAGCAACAACTATCAAGTCTTGCTAAACCTTGTAAACTTGTCATCCCTAATTGGTTTTCAAGTTGAGTAGTTTGCATTAATATATCTCTTTGAGTATTAGCAATACCTAAAGCATTGGCATAACGATTTTCTAATACATCGCCTTTTAAGTTGCATATAGCATTTGAAGTGTTATAAAATCCATTTGCTAAATTGCTATTAATGTCGGCACAACAATTGCAAAGTTGGGTTGCTGCATTTCCAAAGCCATTTGTAACTGTGTTAGACAATTGGCTAATATCTCTTTGCGTAAATTCACTAGAAACAAAATCGGTAGTTGCTAGGTTGTTGCCACCCCAATTGTTTCCACCAAAACCGCCCCATCCACCATTAAATAATAGTGCTAGTAAGACAATTGCCCAAATACCATCTCCGCCAAAGAAACCATTTCCACCAAAACCATTATTTCCATACATAGGATATACAGGGTATGGATAGAAACCATTTCCGTTATTTGTTGCTAATTCTACTGTTGGTTGAATTGATCCGTTCATATTTTATCTCCTTTCTATATTTTTTTATATCAAACTCTATTTAGAGCCGATACCATATTTATTCAATTGCTCATCAGTTATGCCAAAACCATTAGCAAATTGCTTAAATTTTTGCATTTGCTCTGGTGAATATTGACTAAACATATTGTTTAATACTTCTTGTGGGTTATTTTGATTTTTTATTAGATTTTGAAATTGTTGAAACATTTGTGGGTTTTTCGCTTTCAATTGGTTTTGAAGTTGATTCATCAACAACATTTGCGGGTTCATAATTCTTCATCTCTTTCTTTAATTCTTCAATTTGAGCTTGCAAGTATTCAATTTGCAAGTCTTTGTTATCTTTTGGTATGATTTCGTTTAATTCGTATGTTTTTATTTCACCTTTGGTGTTTTTTACCCAAACTACGGACATATCTTTACTAAAGTATGGCGTATCGCCAATAACTATATCCCTTTGCACTTCTTCCATTGAATTAGCATACTTAATTATTTCTCTATTAGTAGGTGCTAATTGGAAGTTTTGTGTAAGATTCGTTGGGGGTGCTTGCACAGGTTGTTGCATTTGACTTTTCATCTTTTCTAATTCGTTTATTTGTGCATTAATTCTATCTAATGTGGGTTGTGGGTTATAAGGTGAAACATAAGGGTTGTTATACATATTATTCCTCCTAAATAAAAGAAGATAACAAGCTTATTACTCCTTGAAATGCGTTTTAAACAAATCTAATGAGTGTTGTTATCTCCTTTCATAGTTTAATCATACAATATAAAACCAATACAAAATAATACACATAAAAATAAAAGAGCTTTAATTTAGCTCTTTTATCTTATCATTAATTCTATCTTTTATCTTTCTAATGCCCGCTATGGAATAATTGTACTCAAATGATAATGATAGATCACTCTTTTTATTGATATAAAAATCGTAACATATTTTGTATTTAACACTATCTTTATCAACAATTTTCAAAATTGTTTCGTTAAACAAATCCTTTGGCATCCCTCTATAAAGTGGTTTATAAGTTTTCTTTACTAACTTTGAAGTTATATAAGATAAACCTACACCTAACAATATAGGTATAAATATACTAATTCCTAAAGGTGTTGTTATTTTATTTAAAATATAATATGTTAGATTTGATACAATAAAGCATCGAATCATACTTGGTAGGTGAAAAGGTTTACCAAATGCGTGTTTTGATAACCAAAACGAAGTTAAAATAAATAAGCATTCAATAAATGTATGATTCAATTTTGCAACGAGTAACACAATTACGATAGTTAATGTATTCCAAAGCAAACTTAAAACGACATAAATAGAAATTGATAACTTTTCTTGTTTAGGTAATCCCTTAAACTTATGCAAGTTTACTTGCAATTTTTTTAGCAATTTCTTTAAGTTTATCTTCTTTAGCAAAGAAGAACCAACTTCCGCCTCCTGGTAATGGCATTTAAAACACTCTCCTTTCTTAAATTTGACCTTATAATAAATGTATAGCATTATTAAATAATCGACATTTAATAGCATCTCCACTATTGCAGTATAGGTTTGATGGTTAAAACTTTGATTTCTAAAAACCAAGCTTATTGCTTGAATTATTATTAGTAATAAACTGTATTTAAGATAATTAAATATATTTTTCTTGCTTATTTTCTTGTCATATATTGCTACAAGCAAATATAAATATAATCCTTGCACTATGTTATACATAGGTTGTTGAATATAAAAACCAGAATATTTAACTAAAATAGATATTGGCAATGTTATTAACATATATAACTTCAATTTCTTTGAATTATCGTTTAATGCTAATGCAAGTAAAAAATAACTTGTAAAATAACAAACTGCTACTACATAAATATAATATATTTTGTATATAGAACAAAAATTATCAATTTTTAATATAATAGGATTGTTTAAATCTAAACCGAAATAATCCATTCCTACTAATTTGAGTATAAATATAAAAACTAATACAAAAATATACACTTTAAGGCTTGTTGATAAATATTTATCGTAATCTTTAAACATAACACACCTCCTTTCTAATAAAAAAAGAAGAATGAACTTCTTCTTTTATAGCACATTATTATATTTATAAGAATAACATTTGTCAACATTTCACTACTATTACAATATAAGTTAGCAAAAATATAAAAGCAAATATAACAACAATTAATGCTTCCAATAATTTTCTATTTGCTTTTTTTATTTTATTTAATTCTTGAATCCTTAAAATTTCTTCCCTATTTTCATTCTTAACTTGTTCCAATTCGTGCTTTATTGATGCCACATCTTCTATAACACCCATTTTAACCCCTTATTGCTTATGATATTCAAGAATATGCTTTTCCATTTCTTCTTTGACAATGTTTTTAGTTTCTCTTTCATAACTATCTAATTTTGTAATTACTTGGTCAACTTTTTTAGACAACTCACCCAATTTGTAATCAATTAACACTTGATTAGCAGTTTGTTTGTTTTCATCTTTGGTATCTTTAACAGCTTTGTCTTTCCTTGATAAAACAAAACTAGATACGGAAATTACAGATGCCAAAATACTTAAAGCCAATGCTATTTCCATTCTGCTGCCTCCAATCTTATTTACACCTAAAATATAGCATAATTAGTCGTAATTGTCAAATTCTATGCCAACTTCTTCAGGAGGATACATTTTATTTCTTTTTTCACAAAATTTTTTATATTCGTAAGTCAAATTTACAAAAACAGAAATGTCATTTATTCCGCTTATATATTCCCACAATAATCTTTTTAAAGGATTTTTTAACAAACATAATTGATAATAGAAAAACCATTTATATATTTGTTTTGTGGGGTAATCTAACAAAGCATACTTTTCCCTTATTTCTAGTTTTTTATTGTATAGATCATCAATGTCCTTAAACATCAAGTCTTGAACTTTGCCGTAAAATTCGTTCATAGTCTTATTCTTCTCCTTATATATTCTTCTTTTATTAATGGGTACCCTTTATTTGTCCTTGCATTGCAATAATTTTTTTCAAAATATTCCAATAAATCTCTTATTTTTTTTAAGTTTTCTATATCTAATTTGCCTTTAATATTTTCATCAATCATTTCACTTGTTATTAATGCAAATATCTCTTCATCCTTGCTTTCAATTCTATGTAAATATTCGTGGGCAGTGTTCCTAACCAAAACGCTGCCGTTCCACTTTGTGGCAGGGCCGTTTTCTCTTTTTGGAATTATTAAATGGTGAAAAGATAGTTCTTTTCCCTTGCTAAAGGTATAACCTAAAAAATCATATTTCAACTTTTTAATATTGTAGTCATAAATCATTAATTTTGTAATTTCTCTCATTTTTATTCTTCTCCTAATCATTTAAAAGAAATATTTTTATATATCTTTCCCCATATTTCTTTTTTGTTTAATCCTAAAACTATAAAAAAAGCCGCAAAAAGAGTTCCAACCCCTAATGCAACTATAACAATTATTAAATTTAAGACACTATTCATAATAGACACCTTACTTTCTATTCCAATTTCAATTTAACATATAATTGATAAAAAGTCAACAAAAAAAAGAGCAATTTAGAAAGGAGGTTGCTCTTTTAAGTTTAAAGGTAAACACTACATTGGCAATTAATAAAAATCAACCTAAAGTAAGTTATCTAAATTTAGATGATTCAAAAAGGAAGGTAATTGCCAATCCACTATTTATCTAAAAAAGTGTTAAATGAAAAAACAAAAAATAGTATCACTTCTTAATGATACTGTTCTAACGACAAATGTAAATGGTTAAATCATCGCTAGAACACTAGCATTAAGCTAGTGCAAGACTTTATATAAGATAAGGGGGTGTTCCTCTTATATGTCTAATATAACATATATTTATATATTTGTCAACACTATAATATAGTTTTTATTTTTCTTCTTGTTCCATCTAGTATCGCTTCCGTAGGTGTGTTTGAAGTTGGTGTCATTCCTAACTTTTCTCCATATCCTTGTGGCTCTAAAAAGGAATTTGACATTAAATAATACATTTCTTTCTTGTTTAGAGAATTATTTGCATAATCAGGTATCCAAATTAGCTGTTTCATCGACATAGGTGAATGCGTATGCCCCATTATGTATAAATCGGCAATTACAACTTGACTCATCTCTTGTAATCTGTTTGCCTTGCCGCCTGGTTTTCTTCCTCCACCGCTTCCGTGATAACCCGTAATTTGATAACACATTGGGGCTTTTCTTCCTTGCTCCTTTTCCCCAAACCTTAAATATAGATACCACCATCCGTTAGAATACCTATCTTCAATACCTAATTGTTTTGCCGTTAGTTTGGTTATGTCTATATTAGTTTCTTTTGTGATCCTATCTTCGTGATTCCCAGGACTAATAACTAAAATCTTGTCCTTAATAGGTTCTAAAAGCTCTAAAAGTTGTTCTAATTGTTCCATAGGGCTTAAATTATCTTCATAGACATCACTTTTGCTGTTTTTTAATGCCGTATTGCACAAATCTCCGTTTAAAATGGTATATGTGCTATCATCTTCCTTAATTCTATTTAAAACTTCCTTAAATAACTTTAAATTGGCTTGTTTATCGCCAATATGCACATCGCTAATAGGTATAATGTGCAATTGTTTAATGTCTTTGCTTAACTTCACATTTATTATTTTCATTCCACCCTTTTCCTCCAACTATTATTATAACACAAGTCTTGAAAACAACAAAAATAGAGAATATTCCCATTCTCTATATATCAGCATTGTCAATTTGCTTGACTAATCTTTTATATTTCGTGTTATCTAATACTTTGTATTCCCACTTATAACTAATTACCCAAGGTTGTTTTAGTATATCTTCTGCTTCTTCTAAATTTTTAACTATCAAACAAATTGTATTGTATGTTGTTTCTATTGTTAAGAAATACATTAATCTTCACTTCCATTTTGTAATATTTTTAATAAAACATCGGCAGTCCACTCTTTCCAAGTATGGTATATATTCCCATCAATATCTTCAAATTCTTCATCTGTTTCTTTCAAATAAGGCATATCTTCTATATATTCAACTGCTTTATCTATTATTATTTCCAAATTCTCTGCTCTATCTTGCCAACAATATGTTCTTTCTTCCCATTCTGTACTTTCTGCTGTTAGTTTATTTATTTCTTTTCTTAATTCTCCATTTATCTTTTTATGTTCTTGTTCTATTTGTTGTAAATTAGTTATATAATCTAGTATTTGTTTGCATTCTTCAATAGTAAAATCTATTGTTGTTATTTCTGGCTCTATTTTCATACCAAATAATTTATTAAAATTTTCTAATATTTCTTCTATTTCTTTCTCCATTTTTAACACCCTTCCTTGTAATATAATATTAGCATATTACACTTGTGTTGTCAAGTAGGCGCATAAACAGTTAAAAGAAAAGAACACAATTAACAAAATGTGTTCTACATTTGGATTATTCCTAGCCAAATAGGTGTTTTCACAACTAATTTAACAAGGTTAGGTGCTTTCCACAAAATAAAATGTGGAGATACATAGTGCTTTATTTAGCACCATTAGAATAGATAGATGACCAATTTGGTTATAGAGTAAACTACCTATTCTAATGCTACCAAGCAAGGTAGCACTCTTTGACATAGCAAATGGGTGCTAATTAGGTAGCACCAAAAGTTTATAGCTTCTAATCTACATAGAAGTTAATTACAATATAACATATCCTAGTGTATATGTCAATTCCTAATCTTTTCTCCTTCCTTAAAGTAATCTTCTACTATCTTATGTATTATATCGTGTGAACTAGCACTTATTTCGCATATTTCTTCGTTGCTATACTTTCTTTCTTGATTATGCCCATACATATACATAAAACAATGCGTTAATTCGTGTATTAATGTCCTTCTCTTGCTCGGCGTTCCTTCGTTTATATATATTGCATTCTCGTTATACCTTGTCGTTCCGTGTATAAAGACATTCCTATCTTCATTACCCTCTATTTCGTTCATCTTGTCATTATCTATTTCTATTATTGCCCATCTCTCTTTGTTTATCTCAAATTCCATTTTATCACCTACCTATATTATACCACATATTCCCAAGTTATTTTTTGTTGGAGTTGGGGATGGAGGTAATTTGGGGCTAATCGGTTTTATCTTTGGGGGGTAGGTAAGGCCTCCAATGTTTACAAAACAATAATATTGAACTTTGAAAAGATGAATCGAACACGGAGCGGAAAAGCCCCCACTTTTTAACCATTATTTTTTTAGCTAGTTAAAAATAAAAAAACTAATTACTTTATACAAGCCCGCTATATATAATATAAAGTAAAATATAAAATAATATATAATATATAATAAATATAATATAACTATATATATAATATAATATATATAATATTATATATAAAATAATTCTAATATAATAGTATTATATAATAATTATAATATAAAGTTATTATATTATAATTCTAATGTAATGATATTATATTATAAAATATATATATAAATTGTAAAATGTAAAAAAGTTTAATTAATTTATATATAAGGGTTGACTTTTATATTAAAATAGTATATAATTAATATAGATAAATCAAAGAGGGAAAAGGCAACGAAAAAGGAAAGGAGAAAAAGAAAAGAAATGGAGAAAGGAAAAGAAAAGCACACATTCCAAGCTAATTATAACAAATACATATTATATTATACAAAAGAACAAAAAGCAAAAATCGACTATATGCAAGGTTGGAAGTCAACTATTAATTGGTTGAAGTGGTATATTAAAAGCGGGAAGCTAGAAAGCGGAACACATAAAAAGTTATGTAATACTTGCTATGTCGCAAGTGCTATCAATAATTATTGTTTTAGTATTTTACAACAAGATGAAAACACTTTTCTAATTATAGATAGCATTTAAAAAGGAAGGAAGGAAAAACAAAAAAATGTATTATATCGATGAATCAAAAAAAGAGCTTTTTCAAGAAGTAGAGGAAAAAGCCCAACAACTAGACACCGCCGACAAGTTGGAGTTATTACTTGATATTATAGCGGAGCTACAAGGAAAAGAACAACAAAAAGCTTTACAAGAATATCAAAAACAAAAAGACACTTACAACGAAGAACTACAAAAAGCACAAAATAATTATTACTACCTAGAAAAAGCATACAATATACTATGCGAGGAAATATACTAAAAGGAAGGGAGAAAAAAGAAAATGAAAATAAAAGTAAACAACAAAATGCTAAAAGACTTTTTAGCAATTGCCGACAATTGCGGCGAGTTTCTATTCTATGAAACCGAAAACCAATTGAAAAAACAACTTGAAATTGTTTTAAATTGTCAAGGGTATTGGAGCGGTTGCTATTATAGAATATATTACAACGAAAAAACAAAAAGCTTTACATACCAAGAAAAAAGCTACTAAAAAAGAAAGAAGGAAAAAAAGAAATGAAAAAACAAAGAATCACAAAAAAAGTAAATTACTTTAAAATAGCACTAGCTATTATTACACTAATAGAAATATACTTGCTACTTACAACAAAACACGAAACACTAGAAAAGAATCTTAACTTATGGAGATTATACATTTTAATATTATTTTTTGCTATATCTAATATACTATATATTTTATATAGTAAACAATTCAAAAAGGGGGTTAAAAAATAATGATAACGGAACTACAAGCGAGATACGATACAAGACAAAGCTTTTACGGAAAAGCACAAATCGAAACAACACAAAACAAAAATGTTTTAGACTATAAGCTTTTAAGCTATGGAACTCTAGTTGCTAGAGTTTCAACAATAGGAAATACGACACAATATTTTTACTTTGGTAAATATAGCCAAACAACAACAAGACACCAAAAAGAGTTTTTTAAGCAAAACGGACTTAGCGACAAAGAAATAAAAGAGCTAATCAAAAACGGAACACTAACAAAAGAAGGGAGCTTTTAAAAATGTCAATTAAAGATATAATATCACAAATAAAAAACAACTTGGAGTGGCTAGACATAGACACGAAGGGCAAAGACTGGGCGGACATTATAAAAGAGCTAAAAGAAAGAATCAAAGGAAAAGCAAGCCCAAGTTTGCCACTAGAAACATTAATGCTAATAAATTTATTGTTAAAATTAGAAGAAGAAAGGAAGTAAAAGGAAATGAACGAAACAAGAAACGAACTTTTAAATTTATCGCACTATGTTATTACAAGCGATAAAATTTACCTTGATATGTTATTGGAAAACTACAAAAGCGAACTAGAAAGACAAAAAGAAGAAGCACAAAACAAGCTAAAAGAAGCGAGCGACAACTTGGAGTTGCTAGAACTAATCAAAGAAAGAATAAAGAAAGGAAGCGGAAAAAATGGAGAATAATAACTTATATATTGCAACCGATGAAGAAATAAAAGGCCAAAAAGCCGATATAATAGAATATATAAAAAAAGAAATGATAAAACAACTACAAGAAGAAACGGACACGGAAAACCTAGCGGACAATTTAAGACTTGCGGGGGAAATATTGGAGCTAATCGAAGACAACCAAGACAACGACATAATATTGTTAAAATATAACAATATGGGGGCTTGGTATAAAGCGGAAGAAATAGAACAAGACTTTTTAATGGAGGTTGAAAGACTATACAATGAAGAACTAGAAAGAACGGAAAACCGCAACCCAAGTTATGGAGAACTTGCCTACATTGAAGGCCTAGACTTGCACGAACTAACAAAACTATATAATGAACTAATCGAAGCGGAAAACGAGGCGGCCGACAATGTATAACGAACAACTAACAACTTGGCGTGAGTATTACTTGCAATGTCAAGCCGAAAAAGTGGCGGACACACTAGGAAACGCCCAAGAACTACAATATTTTATAAAGATATTAAAACAAATCTATGAAGAAATAAAAGAGCAAGAAAAAGCGGAAGGAGAAAGCCACTAAACTATGGAAGACTATCAAAAATACGAAGCTTTAAAGCGAAGCATTGACAAGAACGGCCAAGAGTTCATCGAATTTTTGGCCGATACATTCAAAGTATATAATTTTTACGACTTGGTTGAAGAAATAGCGAAGCTCTATAACTTTAGAGCGATAGCATTTAAAAGAAACAAAGGCGAAGCAATGGCAATATATAAAGAAGCCGAAAGAATCGCCAACGAATAAAGAAAGGAAAAAAACAAAATGGAAAAACAAGAAAAAACTTATAAAAGTTATTATATTAATAACTATACTTTACACACACAAAACAAAATAAACACTATCAAAAAATTGTTAAAAATTACAAAAAGCGAGGCGGAAGCTTTGGAAGACTGGGAGCTTTCAAGGTTCAATTCATATCTAACACAAGCACAAATTGACACCTTAAGAAGCGGAAACCTTAAAAAGCTAAAAGAGTTATTGAAAAAGCAAATCGAAAAAGAAAAAAAGAAACTAACCGAAGAAAAAGAGAAAGCGAAAAAAGAGCTTGAAAAAATAGCGGAACTCCAAGACATAAAAAGCTTTGATATTCAAATCGAATGGAGTCAAGGCCGCCGCTCTATGGGAGCATATCAAACAAAAGCAAGCGGCCGTGCATTTTATAAAAATGGCACTAGCGAATATTACGAAACGAGCTACACAAGCGGGTGCGGCTATGATAAACCAAGCACAAGTGCAAGCGAGCTTTGCAACAAATTGGCTAAAATTGTGTTATTAAAACATTATAGCAAAATACAAAAAGACACGGGAAAACACTACCACTTTTACGCCGCCGAGAATGGCTACTTTTCTTACGGAGTAGGAATCAATAGTTATATAACATTTTTTAAAAATTGCGGCTATAAAGTGCAAGAAATATATCATCGCAACGAAAATATAACACTTTTAATATCGAAGTAAAAAAATGTTGTTTTATATATTTATAAAAATTGTTATATTAACTTTAAAAGGGGCGGGCTATAAGCCCACGAAATAAAAAGAGCTAGAAAAAAGCTCTTTTTTAATGCCTTTATTTTAGATATAACAAGCTTTTAATAATTAGCGATGAATCACACTAGGAGAAACGAAAAAGAGCGGGAAAAGGAACAAAAAGCGGCTTAAAAGTCAATTTATGAAATTATTATATCAATTTTAAGGGCATTTTTGAGGCCGTAGCGAGCCGAAAGCATTTTATAATATAAGAACACCAAACAACACAAAACAAGCGAAAAACGGCACAAAAACAAGCCAAAAACGGCATAGAAAAGAAAAAAGAAGCTAAAACCTAGAAAAACGAAAAGCCAAAAAGAATCGAAAAGCCGCAAAAAGTGGAAAAATGAAAAGCAAAAAAACAAAAAAAGAGAAAAAACTTCTCTTTCAAAAACTTCTCTAGGATCAAAAACTTCTTCAAGAAAAAACTTCTTTGGAAATTTTTAAAAACTTCTTTGGAAACTTCTTCAAAAAAACTTCTTTAAAGAAACTTCTTTGGAAACTTCTCTAAAGTAAGCAAAACTTCTCTTATAGGATCACTTTTATTTGTAAGCTTTGCGGTCTTTTCTTGCTCTTGATTTAATTGGCTCTCTTTTTCTATATTCTTTGGCATATTTTCTTTTGTATTTTCTATAATCTTCATTGTCTTTATAGTATTCTCTCTTTTCTTTGTTGTATTCTCCCTTGTTTGATTTTTGCCTAGCTTGAACATTGTCAATTATCTCTTGCTTATGCTTGCGATAGTATTTCTTGTTGTATGATTTTTCACTTGCGGTTGTCTTGGCCATATATATTCTCCTTTCATATATTTAGTTCTACTTTCAAGTATTACATATATGAGTTCTACTTTCAAGTTGCTCAAATAGCGTTCTACTTTCATATATACACGATTTGAGTTCTACTTTCATAGAAACATTATACCACAAAAAAACTATAAATACAAATTATAGTTTTTAATATTGTAAGAAAGTAAAATAATAATCTAGATCACCATTGTCTTTCTCAATAATTTCTTGCTTTTCTTTTGCAAACAATATTTCCATTAACAAAATTGGTTTGCTTGGTGGCAATTCGAAAAGCTCTTTTATAATTTCTTTGTCGCTTTGTTTAGAAACGACACCTTTAAAATATATTTTGAACTTGTGTCTTCTATCGTATTTTAATCTTGAAGGAACTAACCCATATTTTATTTTAGCTTCAAATGGTCGCTTGTTTAAATATAATTGGAAATTCACTTCATCAAAGGCACTTGATTCGAACATTTTCTTGTATGTTTTAAGCTCGTTGTATTTTACATTAGATTTAATTTCTAATTTCTTTTTCATCTTTGCCACCATTGATATATTCATCAAGAAATATATTCATACCATTGTATATAGTTTGATTTATTTCATCGATTTCGTTATCTTCCATTCCTAATTTTGATAATATAACCATTAGCAATATTTTATTGTGAATTATTGCTTTCATTAATTCAATTTCTTTTTCCATATTACTTACATTCCCTTTCGATAAAATCTTCTACTAGCTCACGCATTAGTGCTGTGTATTTTATGTTTTCTTTTTTTGCGTAATTTTTTAGTTTCTCTAGATCCTCGCTAGATAATCTTATATTTGTCTTCGTGTCATATTGTTTATCTTTGGTTCTTCTTTCATAGATTATACCATCACTTCTAGTTATTGTTTGCTTCATTTTGCATTCTCCTTTTCTTTAATTTTGTAATAGAGTCTTGCTCCTAATATAGCCGTTTTAGTGGCCGCACCATTATTAGATATTAAGTCTTTGTTTTTTATACAATTATACTCAGGTGTTGATACGGCCATTAAATTGCTTATATCGAAGTTTTTTCTATCGCCATCTAAAAATATAACCATTGTTCCTTTAGGCAATTCTACATTATGATATTGCTCATAAATATACCTTTGCTTGTATTTCCATTTATTTGGTGCAACTTTAACCAATACCATTCCATCATCTTTTGTGTATTCTGTACCTATCGGTATTTTTGATCCCATATCGTGTGCCTTTTTGGGATTGTATCCTTTATATCTTATTTCCCTTTTAGACAAATAGTTCATTAAGTTC